TTCATTGGTACAACATTTGTACCCTGTTGTGGTATTTGTTCAAATGGATTTCGTTCTGTTGCCATATTTATTCCCGTTTATATTTTAAAATTGTGGTCTTATAAGTGGATAAGGACCAACAATATCAGAGTCTTCTCCTGCTGGACTAGGTTGATACACTGCTGCTGCTGCACCTAAAGGTGTAACTCTTTTGAATCTTCCTAATGCACTGGCAACATTTGCCATTTGTACTGGAGATTTAGTTGGTTCTTCTATTTGTTTTGGTACTTCTGGTTTTGGTCCTTCTATTGCTTCTGGTCTAGGTGCTCCTAATTTTCTTAAAGCTTTACGTAATTCATTAAAAGTACGAGTTGTAGTTAGATCTTCTAGACGATCTTTAATTGTAGTTGGATCAGGTTCTTCTTTACCTTCTGTAAATCTACCGAATTTTTCTGCTTTTCGTTCTAAGTCCTTTTGAATTTTCTGTTCTATTTTAAACTCTTTACCTGCTGTTTCTAATAACTCTGGTAATATATTTGTTGCAATTTCTTCTATATCCGAATTATCTGGAGCAACATACTCTGTTATGCCCGGTAACTCGCCGGATTGACCGGGATATAGCCATACTTCATCTATTGCACGTCTAGTACCACTTAGTATCCCTTTTCCTTTTGGTGACTTAAATAGCCAATCAACAAAGTCATCAGGATATTTATCTCTAAAAGCTATTTCTAGATCAGTCATCTTATCTAAGACATCCGATTCAAGGCCTGAGATGGTTGATATTGTTCTATTATAATTGTGAAGAATATCTTCAAAATCAGTCCATTGTGGAGAATCTTGTTTTAGATCCATTAGTGAATCTTCTAAGGTATTTACTATACTATCCTCTCCATGTATTAAATCATCTATATCAATATTATTAGGATCAATCCCCCATCCATCTAAATCAACATCTTCAAATTCCAATAATTGAGTTGCAGCAACTAGATCAGCTAATGATTTTGAAATTGAAGAAGGTCGATAATCTGGTGGACCATAATCTTCTACTAAATTAGCCAATCCACGAATAGCAGTCGAATCTAAAACATCAGAAGCTACAGCACCTGCTCCTGTTTTTAAAGCTCTACCTAATACTTCTCGTCTGGTTAATCCAGTTTCAGTTTTTGGTTTTATATCTTTCCCAGCCATTAATAATCCCCACTAATAATAATGGAACTAATATCATACAACTAATAAAAATTAAATAATCCATAATCATGTTATTATACACGTAAGTTATTAAAAGTGCAACCCTTAAATTAAGTTCTCCAATAAGCTGTCTTTTTCTTTCTCTTGGGTTCCTCTTCCCACTCTGGATCTTCAGGATGGGTTATGTGCCACGACTCTCTCATGTAATGAATTGCCATAGTAAGAGCATCTACCTGATCATCATGAGCTGCATTTGGAAATTGTATTAGTTCTTCTATAAGATCATCAGCCCACTTCTTATTTTTTGGTATCCATACTCTTCCCGATTCTATTAAGGGAGAAGCAGCATAGACACGACTTACTTTGTCTCTGTCTGGAAGATATTCTCTTACGGGTAATCCACCTCTACGCATATCCTGTATTAATGATTGACCACTTGCCTTCTTTTCCACTATACAAACATCAGGTTTAAATTCATGATACAGTAATTGAGATATTCTACGTAATTCAGGATATTCAAATCTTCCTTTTATATTTCCCAACAGAATTAGATTGGATACATATGATTCTATACCACGTTCATCCTCGTTGTACATGGCGAAGATGCCCCATGTTTGTATTACAGAAAAATCGGCAGTAGTACGAGTGGAAAATGCAGTATCATATGTCTGTAATATAAAGTCACAAGTGGGAGGATCGTTATATTCCCACCATTTAATCCATCTTTTCTTTATAAGTCCTCCTTCTTCTGGTGTTGGATCTTGCATGTAGAGTGCATTCCAGTATCTCGCTCCGTTGGATGCCTTAATTTCATTCTCATCAATCTGTAATATGTGTTCTGGCTTCCATTCTGGAAAATATGAGCTTCCTATGGGTAAATCTAGTAATTCGGCAGCTTCTTCGTCGAGCCATGCTGGAATACGGATTACCTCCCACGGAATAGTTTCATATTCGCTCATTTCCTCCTGTTGTTTCAGGAGCCAACCGCATAAGTCATCGTAATGGTAGCGAGTGTTGATGATGAGTATGGCTCCGTTGGGCATAATACGAGTTCTTAACCCGGCAGGATACCATTCCTTTACATATCTACGTCCTGCCTCTGAATATGAGTCCTCTTCGGACATCACATCGTCCAATATGGCTATATTAGCCCCTCGTCCTGCAATCTGGCTACGTACTCCGGCTGCGTAGTACGTCCCATTTTGCGTTGTCTTCCACTTTCCTGCTGCTCGCACGTCCGTTCGGAGAGAAACACTCGTGAAAATATTCTGAAACTCTTCAGAATTAACAAGGTCACGGACAGAACGGCCAAAGTCGCTAGAAAGTTGATCACTATGAGAAACAGTAAGAATTTCATGTTCTGGATTTCTTCCTATGTACCACGCTGGAAACAATTTGGAACAGATAACAGACTTGGAGCTACGTGGTGGTAGGAATACCATCAGTCTTTTTATCTCTCCCGCTTCCAATTGTTTTAATTTATTAGATATTACCTCAATATGTCTCCCCATTTTCCAATCAGAGACTAAAGTGGGGGCCATCAGGCGAACAAACGTGAGGAAATCCGTCTTGGTTTCTTCTAGTACACTTAGATTAAGTAGACTATTGAGATTTACGAAGGGATTTAATATATTTTCTTGTTGTATTTCCATTTAAATTCTATTAAAAATAAAAAAGTTAATAAAAGTATTATTAATAATATTAATACTAATTATAATATATATAATTATACACTAAAAACTTTAAAGATCCAAATAGTTTTTTTTATTAGCTCCTAAATATTTGATAAATATGTCACATCTCCCTTTTATATATATACTCTCTATCGTGTTTCTTCTCTCCCCCCTATCAATACTGTTAATATATGATAGTTCTCGATTGTAAAACGATACCTTAGATGATACTCCTGTTTGTACTCATCAGAGTTATTCCATCTAAGGCCATCCTCTGTCTAGACATCGATGATTGTTGTGTGAGAAGTTAGCCAAGACTATACGATCTGTAAACGATCTCACCACCTTCAACGTCTTTTTATGAAGACGTTGAAGATGATAAGATCGAACAGATCTTAGAAGTCTTGGACTTCTTCATCACAACAATCATCTCAACAGTCTAGAGAAAGGATGGCCTAAGATGGCTGAACAAGCTACGTTTGTTCCTTCTGTTCCTGAAACCTTCGAGTATGAGGGTGATGTGCAGGTAGTGCAAGGTGCATATAACCATTATATACAGCTTGCTCCCTTGGATGAAGGTACTCCGTTTAAAGCTACTGCCGTTAAAGCATTACTTGACTTTATGTTTAAGTGTGCTGAAGCAGCAGATCCTGAAGCAAAAGTGAGTAGTGTTCATGCTCCTGATCAGGGTGGTTTAGGGTCCAATACTAAAGGACCGTTTACCGTTACCCAGCTCAAAGCTTTTATTAAGGAGCATTCTCCTTCTGCGAAGTTGAAGAAGAATCGTTCAACTGGCAAACCTTACATTGGTTTGTATTTATCTGATTCTCCCTCAACTGGTAGACGGAAAAATAAAACCTTCTAGCTTTCCGTCCTAGGAAGATTGAGAGAGAGTAGTTCCTCCCTACTACTCTTTCTCTTTCTTCCTTTTTTTTTATTTGTTCTGATCGAGGAGAAACATAGGCATGATTGTCTTTTAATAGGCATGATTGTCTTTGATAGGCATGATTGTTTTGATAGGCATGATTGTATTAATAAATTAAAAAAAATCTCAAGTCTTTTGGGACTTGAGATTTTTTTAATTATAATATAATATTATTAGAAAGGAGATAGTAATGTCTGATAAAAGTCTTGAAGATCAGTTTAAAGATCTTGTATGTAGCTCAGTTGCGTTAAAAAATTCATTTGTGGCTATGTTTAATTTTATCGAAGAAACAGTCAACTCTGATGAGCTTTCGTCTGATCAAAAGATGATGATTGTGCAACAATTCTTTACCAAGAGCAAAGATTTGCTTGTAAAAACAGACATACCAACTTGGGCGAAGGAGGATTAATATGGCTGAAGCTACTAGGAAAGATCCACGTTTGGATACGATGCTCACGAATGTCTTTGGTATAGATCGGAAGGGATCTATAGCTAATAATACATGTGTCTCTTGTAAAGGAGAGGCATTGTGGTTTACCGATGATACATCACAGAAGGAGTATACTATTTCTGGTTTGTGTCAAAAATGTCAAGATGTAGTCTTTGGAGATAGCGATGTATGATTATAGTAACTTTGTACCAAGATTAGACCTAACACCAAGGGTAAAAGTACCTATGATTTCAGAGGTTTACTTTGCTTGGTGTAAATATCAATATCCAACTTGGCAAGAAGCAGATCTTTTAATTAATCCTGCGGAGCCAGTTACTAATATCCAAGCACTTGAGGAGCATCGAGCTTCTAACTTTGAATATGATTATGAGAAAGGATACTATAACGATCACTATGCAATGCTTGTTTTGAAGTATCGTAAAGGGGATAAGGAATATAAACTATTTTTTACACCGGAACATGCTCATGGAATCATTGATGTTGGTATTGATTGTGATGACTATGGTGTAATGATTCAACCCGAATATAGTTGGGAAGAATTAAACTTTGAAGCTGAGAAGAAAGATTAATTATGCAGACTTTAGCAAAGCTAAGAGTTCGTTACACTATTGTTATAGAAAACGATCTCGACAGAGCATCGGGATGGGGTAATAAAGAAGAAGATTGGGTTAAGCATTTTACCAAACATCTTCAAGAAAGTAACACCCATTATTACCCTGAAGTCTTGGAAATTAAAACAAGACTTGCCGATAGTTGGTGGGAATCGGGGAATTTAATTCCTGTAATTAATTCTGAAGGTTATGCTTCTCTTACTCCAGAGGAAAGGAGTATAGTTGATATTAATCTTGCAGGTGCAGTTGAAAAATCCCATACAATTCAAGAACCATCATGGAAAAAGGAGGACGAGTAATGTTTACTTCCATATCCTGCCACGAGGATGTTAGGAATTAAAGCTAGAAAGGAAAAAGACAATGAAGAAGATAGTTAACATTCAGCTCCATCCTGCTGTTTTAATTCCTAAAAAGGGACATCCTTTACACATAGATGAGGTAAAAATATGGCTTGAGACAAATATTAAACTTGCAAATAATCTCGCAAGATTAGCTCGTAAAAAGGAGAAGGGTGCTCTTGCCAAGAGTCTGATTCACGAGGGTTATGTCAGAGAGATAAAGCATTATCTTAGACATGGTGATTGGATTTCTAATTTCTATGGGGAATATCAAGAGCTTGAAACAAAATGGCGAATGATTATTTAAGACGCATGATTGTCTTTAATAGGCATGATTGTTTTAATAATCATGATTGTTAAAAATATATAATCACAAACTCTCAAGTCTTTTGGGACTTGAGAGTTTGTGATTAATAATTTTAAAAGAGGTATATTATGACATGGATTGACATAGGTTTGCATAAATATTTGTTGGGATGGTCTAAAGAAGTGGACTTACAAGAGTCTTATACTGCTCTTCCCAGAGGATTAGTTATGTGGGATAGTCTTGACTATGAAATGGAACCAATCTATTATGAGGATATTGTCTGATGAATGTTTCAACTTGGGGTATGAATAAATTTCATATCACATTAAGGGAAATGGATTCTGATACTCAAATTCTTACAATAAATTTTATAGACGATGATGGAGGTAGGATAGAATTTAGAATATATTCTGGTCTTAACAAACATTTTCCTGAAGATTTTCTGAAACTGTTTAATATTGAAATAGAGGAATAGAAATGAGCAAAGTAATTGAGATTACCCAACGTGAATATGATAACAAATGGCTTTGTTGGGAATTGATGGACTCATTAAAGAAGGGAGGAATAGGACAGACTAATACTTGGTCCCGTTACAAGTGGGTTATCACTGATGTTTATGATCTGTTACCTTCTAAAGAAATATCAGAATTAATGTGGGCTGATGAAAAATATAAACTAGAAGCGAGGGAAAATGGTAAACCTGTATATACTTTTAATTTGTAGTATGGTAGTGTTCGTACCGTTTCTAATTGCGGTAGGACTTTTTATGTATCATCAATTAAAGGATTAAGTGATGATTAAAGATATGATACGTTGGTGTCCTGATCTAGGTATGTTTGCAACAGACAGACCTATCAATGATGTTGGAGATACAAAGGGAACTTGTGTGTGGAAAACTCCTGTATGTGAGGAGAAATGTTTTAATAATAAACTTTATAAATTGTATCCCAAGATGCGAGACAGAGATGTAAGATGTGAAAGAGAATGGCAATCATTTAAAGCAGGAGATTTTAAGAAAGCATTAAGTCGAAAAAGGAAACAAACTCAACGTGTTAGCCACATGACTAGAGGTGAAGCATTCACAGATATAGATGATATATTTAAATGGAAGCAAGTGTGTGAAGAGACACCTGATACCTTGCATTGGATGAAGACCAGAGCTTGGCATAATCCTATCTTAAAATTCTACATAGAAAATATATTATTTCCTATTCCTAATCTAGCTATGAATGCAAGTGTAGATCCTTCAGATAGCAGAGAAGATTGGGAAAGATTGGAAACAAAAGGCTGGAATATAATGTTCTTTGGAGATGAAGACTTAAGGCATAGTCCTGTTACTGGTCAACGATTATTCATGTGTCCTAAAACACATAAGAAAATGAAAGGTCATTGTGCTATCTGTAAAGCAGGATGTTTTAGTCAACGTACCATAGGTAAAATACAAATTGTTCATCTGTCAGAACATTAAAGTTTTAATATATAATCACAAGCTCTCAAGTCTTTTGGGACTTGAGAGCTTGTGATTTATAAATATATATGAGGTATATATATGAACATTGAATTGTGGAAAGGAGGCTGGTATGTAGTAAGTGGTCCCGATCCGGTCGAATTTAAATTAGGACCGTTCTTGACATTTCTAGATGCTTATATTATGGTGAATAAATTAAACTTAAATCGAAAGGCACTGCCATGAACTTTGTATTTCGTTTACGTAAACGTGATCGTTATTTTGGAACTCGTAAAACCAAGGATGGTCGCCGTTATGACTTTGGTAAACTGTATCTTCATCTATCTCCGGCCACACACTTCTGGAATATAAATGGTATCGTGGATATTCGTGGTCGTACATTTATGGTATAATAAGGGAAAGGAGGAGGGGGTATCATGCCCCCTCATTCCCTAAATTGGAGAGGATCATGAGAAAACGTAGAATTATTAAGATAAATAATCCTGATTGCAAAGATCCCGATACAATGCTACAAGATTATAGTGGATTGTGGCGAATATTAAAAGTAAAAGCTGCTTTGAAACAGCAATATGGATTCATGATCAAGATGGGAAATACTTTATATAAACTGGAGGCTTAAATGTCACAACCACCTGTTAAAAGGAAATATAAATATGAGAATCATGGAGAGATTAATCCTGAAATGAAGGACTATTTACTTTCTGTTGCTGATGTATCCAATCTTTATGAGCTTGATATAGAAGAAATTAATGAGTACCTTAATGATATAGAACAATACTATGACGAGCAACATGCCAGACAATTTGAAAACTTAGTACATAGGAGTGCTTAATATGTTTGATCATTCACAAATTGATTTTACTGTAAAGAAAACAGCCCTATTCTATGATAACCTAGAATATACACCATCTTTTGGTGATAGGATGGAAGGGTTGCCTTATGATATAGGTATGTTATTGAAGCGTGAAGATACTAATGAACCTATTGCTGTAGTTACAGACGGTTATACACCTGTACAATATATGGATATTGTAGGCAAGGTTGAAGAGGCACTTACCATATCAGGTCTTGACATGACCGATGCTGAGTTTGAAACTAATGTCTATGATAAGGGGGCCAAGCTAGAGTTACGTGCTAAGTTCCCTGCACATATTATGCATTTTGAAACACGAGGATACGAAGATACAGATTCAGTAATTCCTGAGTTTTGTTTTAGAACTTCTCATAACTCAACATGGGCTAACAATGGTATGATGGGATTGTGGCGTAGTAAATGCTGGAATACATTAGTAGCAGGAGATAAGTTAGCTTATGTTTATGGTAGACATACAAAGAACTTTAATGTTCCTGCATTCGCATCGAAGATCAAGAATGCTGGAGAATACATAGCTGGCAGCGGCTTTAAACAGATGAAAGAATGGTATCATAAAGAAATATCTCGTGATGCTACTATTAATCTGTTCACCAAGACACTTGCAAAGAGAACAGATAATGTTACTCGTAAGACAGTAGCTAATAAGGTTATGTTATCTAATCTTATGAAGATCTTTGATGAGGAGAACCGTCACATACACGGTCGTGGTGCTTATGAGAAATATGCTACTCGAAATGAAGGAACATTATGGACTGCTTATCAAGCTGCTACTCATTGGTCGAGTCATGATCAACAATCTAGTTTCAGAGTAAGGCAACGGCCAGCACATACTGTAATAGGTATCAGAGAAGATCGTGTAAGGAAGATGCTTCACTCTGATGAGTGGCTTGCATTGGCAGCATAAGGAATAGGACTATGGAAAAAATAGAACTAACAAGAGAACAGATAAGATATCTTGCTATGTATCTGGATGAGGAATATAAATCGGTGTCTTTTGGACGAGCACATTGGCCCTTCAAAGAAGTAATAAAGATGGGAATCGAAGCCTATAATGGTGGAGCTAGATAAGGAATATATATTATGATGGAGCATAGGACAGTATTATTCTTTATCTTAACCTCATTCTTCTTTGGAAATATTTGTGGTATGGTAGTGTACCATGCAGTAATAGGAGCTTAACTATGAAAGATCAGAGAGTTGTAGGTAAACGTAAGAACAATCCAATTGCAAAGCAACTCTCTGATCCTCTTTGGAAGATGAAAGTTGTTGAAAGTAAAGTACTATACAATAGAAAGATTAAACATAAAAGGAGTAGTAATGTGGATTATAACAAGGGACGATCCTGATATGGCCCTTCCAGATCTTTTGACGGATGACGAAGGACAAGTCCTTACCTTCCATGATAAAATATCTGCATGGAGATATATAGAATTAATATGTAAGGATATTCATATGGATACAAATACATTTATGGAATCTGATTTAATTAATATATGTAGGTTACATTAAATGAAAAAACTTAATATAATTTTATGGTTATTATTTATAATATATCCTGCAAAAGGATATGCTTATAGTGAGGAAGATCACTATTGTTTAACGGAAGCTATATATTTTGAAGCCAGATCCGAATCTCATGTAGGACAACTCGCAATTGCTAATGTTATTTTGGAAAGAGTACGACAAGAAATATTTCCTAATACTATATGTTCTGTGGTACATCAATGGAATGGCTATCCATATAAATATGAATGTTCTTTTTCATATTATTGTGATGGTAAAAAAGAAATTATGTATGAAAAAGATGCTCTTATTATAGCAATGGATATTGCTACTCTAGCTTTGGAAGGAGCAGTCATAGAAGATATAAGGGGAGCTACTCATTATCATACACGTTATACACAACCATATTGGGTTGATGAAATGTTTAGACTTGGAGCCATAGGTAATCACATATTTTATGAAAGGAATTATTAAATGGATATTGAAGCAGAATTAAGAAAGAATGTAAAAGATTTACAAGAACAATTGAAACGTTCTTACGAAAGGATTAAAAAATTACAAGAAGAAATACATTGGTTAAGACGTAAGATAGATCCAGAGACAAGTTTTAAAAGTGGCATGTCCGGTTGGGCATTAATGGATGACCCAGATTATAGAGAATAAAATGAGAGAAGATATTAGTCTTGGACGATATGCTTTTCTTGACAAGTATGGTAACGATATGGAATCATTTTATGATATGGTTACAGCCGAACACATACGAGATATTGTTAAGACAAGTTTACTTGATATACAAAAGTGGAAACAAAAGGAGTCTCTTATGGGACAAGTAAGTGATTGGTTAATTGAAATGGAAGAAGATGCAGGATACTTAACTGAACAACAATGGATTGCCAAGCATGGCTTTCAACGTAAAGAAATATGGGATAAGGCACGTAAAGAAATAGATGGACAATTAGAAATGGATATTTCTAATGAGTAGAAGTTTTCTTCAAAAAGAAAGACAAAAAATCTTTCGAGATTTAACTCGTCAATATCAACAAGACGGGTACGATAATCGTGAAGCCAAAAAAATGGCAAAGAAGGATACTGATGACATCATGTCTGATAAAGAAACCTTTGTTGATAATTATATACAAGATACATGGGGCGATGCAGATGAATAATAAACTAACTTGCGTTGAGTGGCTTGACTCAGTAGAATATGCAGATGCTGATTGGAAATCAGAAGAAGAAGTTAAAGAATTACAACCTATGATTATTAAATCTGCTGGTATGTTAGTTAATGAAACTGATATTTATATAACCTTAGCTTCATCAATTAATAATGCTGATGATAAAGCTGAACCACGATATGGTGGGTTGCTTTCTATACCAAAGACTGCTATAAAAAGACGTTGTTCTCTTCCAACAAGTTTTACAAGTGAAACCATGAGCCAACAAATGAAGGAGATACAAGATGGCATTTGGCCGGGACCGGGGGTGTAAATGGAACAAAAGAAATGGTTAGATAGGGGTCCATGTCCTGCTTGTGGATCTAGTGATGCCAATGTAAATCATACAGCAGGATATTCTTGGTGCTTTTCATGCCAAACAAAGTTTGGTGATAACATTGTAACAATGCCAAAAATAGAGGTGCGACCTATGGCTACAATAGGAGAATGGGGAGATATATCTGAGAGAAAAATATCTCGTGATACTGCCAAGAAATTTAATACTAAAATTAAACGTAACGGTAACATAACAACCCATCATTTATATGGGTACTATAATGATAAAGACGAACATGTAGGAAATAAAATAAGACAGACCAAAGATAAACGTATGTGGGTGGAGGGTGAACTATCTAATGCTGTACTCTTTGGTCAGAATATATTCACACAGAAGGCAAAATATATTACAATTTGTGAGGGCGAAGTAGATGCTATGAGTGCTTACGAATTGATGGGATCGAAGTGGCCTAGTGTTAGTATAAAAACTGGTGCTGCTGGTGCATTAAGAGATTGTAAAGAAGCTTTTGATTATCTAGATAAGTATGACAATGTAGTACTTTGTTTTGATATGGATAAGCAAGGACAAGAAGCTGCTGAAAAGATAGCACAATTGTTTGCTCCCAATAAGTGTAAGATAATGAGGATGGAACATAAGGATGCTAATGAATATTTAAAGATGGGTCAACGAGAAGCATTCAATAACTGTTGGTGGGGTGCAAAGCCATATACACCAGCAGGAATTATAAACTTAAAAGATATTGGTGCCTCTCTTTATAAAGAAGAATATTGTGAGACTTGTCTCTATCCTTGGCCTAAGTTAAATGAAAAGACTTATGGTATGAGGACCGGGGAGTTAATTTGTTTCACCTCTGGTGCTGGAATGGGAAAATCGTCCTTGATCAGAGAGTTAATGCATCATCTTCTACGTAATACTAAAGATAATATAGGCATCCTTGCCTTGGAAGAAGGTATAAAACATACGGCGTGGAACATTATGTCTGTCGAGGCGAATGCTCGTTTATATATTAAAGAAATCAGAGAAGGGTATACTCAAGAGCAACTGGAGAAATGGCAGGAAGATACTATTAATAGTGGAAGGTTCTTTGCCTTTGATCACTTTGGATCAATAGATAATGACGAAATACTTGCACGACTTAGATACATGGCTCAAGCACTTGATGTTAAGTGGGCCATATTAGATCATTTGAGTATCCTAGTTTCGGGACAAGAAGATACAGACGAGAGAAAGAGTATAGATATATTAATGACCAAGCTAAGATCGTTAGTAGAACAAACAGGGATATGTTTATTACTAGTATCCCATCTACGTAGACCCTCTGGCGATAGAGGACATGAAGATGGAAGAGAAATAAATTTAAGTCATTTGAGAGGAAGCGCAAGTATCGGGCATCTGTCAGATATGGTACTAGGATTGGAAAGAAATCAACAGGATGAAGATCCTATTGTATCTAATACGACAACGATTCGCATACTAAAGAATAGGTATACAGGTGATACGGGAATAGCTACACATTTATTCTATGATAAAAACACAGGTAGAATGACAGAGATTGATAATCCATTTAATGTAGGAGATAATGATGGCAACTAAGAAGTTTGATAAGAAATTATATGATCAGGCAGATCCTTTATCAAAAGGAATTATGGTTGCGTGGTTAGAAAGAAATGGATATAAGTTTATAAATCCAGAAGAGAATTATGGAGTTGACATTACCTGTCTTAAAGATAACAGGCCAGCTTTTTTTGAAACAGAAATTAAATATAGTTGGGTTAGAGATTGGCCTAATGAATGGGATGAAGTACGTATTCCTTATAGAAAATCAAAGATTATAAATAAGTGGATTCGTAATGGTTCATTAGGAATCCTTACGTTTGTTATATTTCGTGGTGATTGTAAGCAAGCATGGTTTGTTGATGGGCAAGTTGTCAGAGATTCAAAAGTTGCTCGCTTAAATAATAAGTACGCATCTAATGAACAGTTCTATCATATAGATGTTAATGATGCTCATATAATTAATATGAAAGATTCAGATCTGAAAGATTTGGAAGAAGATTATAGTGAAAAAATTACAGATGCATTTATAAATGTAAAGTATCCTGCATAGGAGATGCCCATGATTAATATTACTGAGTTAGCTAATAAACATCTGTCACGCATAGTTAGAGATCAAGATGTTAAAGGTATAGGACTTGGTGTAAAAGGTGGTGGTTGTGCTGGCTTTACCTATGAGTGGGATTTGATTGAAGATATTCCTAAAGAGCATGATGTTATACCATTGCTTGATGGTAGTTTATATGTTAGACCAGAGGCTATGATGTTTCTTATGGGTGTGACTATAGATTATACAGATGGAATTAATGGTTCGTATATAGTATTTAGAAATCCTAATGCTACATCTCAGTGTGGATGTGGAGAAAGTTTTGGCGTATGAATGTAGTACTTGATATAGAAACAGATTCCTTAGATGCACAGAAGATTCATTGCATCGTTGCAAAAGATCTATCTACATCTAAGGTACATGTATGGGATCATAATAACTTAGATAAGTTTAAACCTTGGTCCCGTACTATAGATAAATTTATAATGCATAATGGAATATCATTTGATGCTCCTATTCTTAATAGACTTTTAGGAACTGATATTAAACTTAGTCAAGTAACTGATACATTGGTTATGTCCCAACTATTTAATCCAATAAGAGAAGGAGGACATAGCTTACGTGCATGGGGAGATAAGTTATCATACCCTAAATGGGAGTGTGATGACTTTACATTTTATAATCCTGATATGTTAGAGTACTGTAAAAACGATGTTGATCTTACAGAGAATTTATATGAGCGATTACTCATAGAAGGTAAATCATTCTCCTCTTTTTCAGTTGATCTTGAACATAAGATACGGGCAATTATAGATCAACAAGAGAAGAATGGATTTGCCCTCAATATACAAAAGACAATTGGATTACTTGCTCGTCTATCAGATGAAGCATATGTTCTAGAGACATGGGCAAAGAAAGAATTTCAACCTACTGTAGTCGAGATGAAAACCAAAACAAAATACATACCATTTAATATGGGATCTCGACAGCAAATAGCTAACCGTTTAATGGAAAGAGGATGGAAGCCTAAACAATTTACAGATAAAGGTAACATAATAGTTAGTGAAGAGATCCTTAATAAAATTAATATGGAAGAGGCAAAGAAATTTTCTAAATTCTTTCTATTACAAAAGAGAATAGCACAAATCCAGTCTTGGATTAATTCTTATAATGATACCACAAATCGGGTACACGGTAGAGTATTAACTCTACGAACTATCACGGGGCGAATGGCACATTATAGTCCGAATATGGCCCAGATACCAGCAATCCGAAGTCCCTTTGGTAAAGAGTGTAGAGATTGTTGGACCGTAGAAAATCCTCATACTCATACTCTGGTTGGAACAGATGCTTCAGGTCTTGAACTGAGATGTCTGGCACATTTAATGGATGATAAAGATTATATCAATGAAGTTATACATGGAGATGTTCATACAGCCAATATGAAAACAGCCGGATTAACTGATAGAGATCAGGCAAAGACGCTGATATATGCCTTCATGTATGGAGCAGGGGCTGCCAAGATAGGTAAAATTGTGGGTGGTAATACAAAACGTGGACAGGAACTTATAGAAAGGTTTCTATCGGGTATTCCTGCCCTAAAACGGGTCCGTAATAGCGTTCAGAGAGCCGCTGAGAGAGGTAAGATTAAAGGTGTGGATGGACGTACCCTATTTATACGAAGCCCTCACAGCAGCCTTAATACCCTAATACAGGGAGCCGGGGCTAGTATATGTAAGGATTGGCTCGTCAATATGATACAAAGAGTTAATAGTACAGGAGTAGATGCCAAATTAGTGGCCTCTATTCACGATGAATATCAATTTGAAGTGGCGAAAGGAGATGTGAAACGATTTGGAACCATAACACGAGAGGCTATCAAAGATACAGAACGTAAATTAAAATTCAACTGTCCCTTGGATAGTACATGGAAAGATGGGGAAACATGGACCATGACACATTAATCCTTGACAAAGGATTAAAAGTATGAGACATTTAGTTTTTAAATCTAGAAAAGGAGTTGTAAAAATATGTCGGTAATTTCAGGAAACGCTTATTGGGCAGCGATTACTAATCCAAATACCACCTTCGATGCTGATGGTGTATGGACGGTAGACGTTACTAATCTTGATAAGAAGAACTTGGACATCGTTAAGAAAGACGGGCTTGCTATTAAAAATAAAGGCGATGATCGTGGAGATTTTGTTACGGTCAAACGTCGGGTTCGTCGGAAGGATGGTTCTCTTAATCGTGCTCCTGACCTTGTTGATGGTCAGAAACGTACCATGACCAATACCCTTATTGGTAATGGCTCAAAGGTTAATGTACATTATACTACCTATGAGTGGGAATTTAAGGGAAGGGCTGGTGTATCAGCAGACCTACGAGCAATTCAGGTAACTGATCTAATCCCTTATAATACAGAAGCTGATGAAGCTTTTGATGTTGTTGATGGTGGATTCACTAGTAATGAAGGGGATGAAGATATCCCCTTCGCATCCTAGATAGTGGAGATGGGAGAGGTGTAAAAGCCTCTCCCTTTTCTTATATGAAAACCATAGATACACTAGTCGAAGATATCTATAATCTTTTTGGTTCCGACGATATTTCTCTGGATGAAAAAGAAATAGATATATGTATAAATGAATTTGGAGATAATATAAAAGAACATTTAAAGACAGCTTTATATGAAAAAGAAAGGAGTAAAAATAATTTAAGATTATCTACAATAGGAAAACCTGACAGGCAGCTATGGTATGATATAAATATGGAAAAGGAAAGTGCTCCTGTTTCTTCTTCCACTCGTATCAAGTTTTTATATGGGTATATCTTGGAAGAATTATTAATAGCTTTGTCTAGATTATCAGGTCATATAGTTACTGATACCCAGAAGGAAGTTAGTGTTGAAGGAGTGAAGGGTCATCAGGATTGTGTGATTGATGGGGTTCTTGTTGATTGTAAGTCTACCTCTCCACGAGGATTTGAAAAGTTTGAGAAAGG